ACAAGTATTGGATGGCCTATGACAAGGAACACAATAGAATTCCACTAAGACCTAAGATGGAGGTATTGGTTATTGAATCATTTGATCAAAAGATCTTTGTCAATGCGATGGATACACTATACATCTTAGAAGAAGTACAAGTGTTTGAAGAAAATTCGGGTGAGTTCGATAATATCATTGAAACTCCTGAGAAAAAGAAAGTATATATTCCGCCGATATCTCACCCTTGGAGGAAGTATTCATATCAATTATTTACAAAAAAGCAGAACTATTATAGCTCCGCTAATGTTCGTTAATTTTTAAGACATTTTCATTTTTGGTTGACACAGATAGAGCAATAAAACGGCACGAGCTGTTTTTTTGTTGGCAACTCGTGCCTTAAACGAGGATGGAGGAAAAAATGAACGAAACTGTAGAACAGGGAAACGTCACTGTGGATGAAGCACAGGAAAACAATGCTACTGTGGGCATTGAAAATACACAGGACAAAACAGCACGTACTTTTACTCAACAAGAAGTAGATGATATCGTTTTAAAACGATTAAATAAAGAACGTGCAAAATTTGCGGATTACGAAGATTTAAAAGCTAAAGTAACAGATATTGATGTCTATAAAGAAAAGGCAGAAAAGACTGATGCACTGCAGGCACAGTTAGAGGCTATTACAAAAGCGAACGAAGTCAGAGAAATTCGCGAAAAAGTGGCATCTGATACTAAGGTGCCAGCAAACTTATTAACAGGATCAACTGAAGAAGCTTGCCTAGAACAAGCACAAGCAATTCTTGCATTCGCAAAGACAAATGGTTATCCAAGGGTAAAGGACTCTGGTGAATTGCAGAATATTCCAGCGGGATCCACTAAACAACAGTTTGCAAATTGGTTTAACGAAACAATAAATAAATAAAAGGAGAAAAAGTTATGGCAGAAGGAATCAACACAACAACAATCAAATTACCATCTTCAGTTTCATCTGATATTATTCAAAAACTACAAGAAAATTCAGCAGTAATGCGTTTAGCACGCAAAATTGACTTGCCAGGGAATGGCGTAACTATTCCTGTAATTACTGGTGATCCAGAAGCTGCATGGGTAGCAGAAACAGATAAGAAGAAAGTATCAAAGCCTGGATTAGGAACAAAGTTAATGAGTGCATATACATTAGCTGTAATTGTACCATTCTCAAATCAATTTAAGCGCAATGCTGAGGCCTTATATGAAGCGTTAGTAGACCGTTTACCATTAGCGTTAGCACAGAAGTTTGATTACACAGTTTTTGGCGGTGTTGCTGCGCCTGGTGAAAACTTTGACACATTAGCAACTGCAACAGCACAAGATTTAAAGACAGATGTATATAAGGGCTTAGTTGCTGCAGATGCTGATATTGCTATCCACGGTGGAATTACAAACGGATTTGTAGTATCTCCACAAATGAAGAGTGAATTATTACTCGCTGTAGATGCTAATAAGCGTCCATTATTTGTTAACTCTGCTGCTGATGGTGCTGTACCAATGTTATTGAGTGTTCCAACAGTTTCATCTAAAGGTGCATTTGTAGATGGTACTCCAAAGACATTAGGCTTTGCTGGAGACTGGACGCAAGCTGTATATGGAACAGTAGAGGGTGTTCAGATTAGCATCTCTGATCAAGCAACATTGACAGATGGTAGTACAACAATCAATCTATGGCAGCAGAATATGTTTGCTGTACGTGCAGAAATCGAAATTGGTTTCCGTTGCGACAAGTCCGTATTCAATAAGTTGACAAAGAGTGCGTAATGAAAGCATTTATTAATAAAATCACTGGAACATTAATGTATGTTGATGATTCTAGAGTAGATGAATACATTGAGGCGGGTTATGAACCTGCCTCAGATACAAATGAAGATGAAACTGTTTCTGAGGTAGAAAAGAATACGGATACAGACGAAACAGAGGAAGATTCAAAGAAGATTGATAAGAAGTCAGGAAAGAAAGGAGCGTAAGGATGGCATACGCAGAGATAGTTGATGTAGAAAAAGGCTTTCGCACATTTGAAGAAAATGAAAAAAAGAAGGCAACAGCACTGATTGATGAAGCAGGTGTCATTATCGATGCGTATGCTCCTCATGCTTCAAAAGATGTAAAGAAAGTTGTTACATGTCGAATGGTCAGAAGAGCTATTGGGGATGGCCAAGAAACGCAAACGTTTCCGATGGGAGCAACTCAAGGTAGCATTGGAGCTTTGGGATATACTCAATCGTGGACATTGAATAATGGCTCTGTTGGAGAACTTTACCTAGCTAAAACAGAAAAGCAGTTACTAGGTATTGGAAATAAACTTGGTTCTCATAGTCCTTTGGAGAGTTTACTATGATGGTAGGAAAAACAATCATTCTCTATGATGATATAGAAAAAGGGAAGGACGAATTTGGCGAACCTATTGTCGAAAATACACCAATTGAAATTAGCAATGTTTTGGTTGCACCAACATCTACAGAAGATGTTACAAATACAGTTAATCTAACTGGCAGACGCGCTGTATACACACTTGCAATACCTAAGACTGATACTCATAATTGGGAAAACAAGAAGGTTCGCTTTTTCGGAAAAGACTGGCGTACAATTGGGATTCCACAAGAGGGAATCCAATCGCTAATTCCACTATGCTGGAATAAGAAGGTAATGGTCGAGCGCTATGAGTAAGGCTCGCTTTAAGTTAGATAGAAAAGGTGTAGGCGAACTACTTAAATCAACTGAGATGCAAAAGGTTCTACAAGAGCATGCAAGTCGTGTTCAAGGACAGATGGGTGAAGAATTTGAAACGTATATTGCAGGAACGCGTGCTGTTGTTGGGTCCAAAAGCCAAAAGGGTGATAAACAGGCGATGAAAGAAAATAAACTGCTTAAAGCATTGGGAGGATCTAGAAGAAAATGATAGAAACAGTAATCTATAAATTTTTAAGCAAGAAATTATCTGTTCCTGCCTACATGTCCGAACCGAAAACACCACCTGAAAAATATGTGCTGATTGAGCGAACTGATGGTGATGATAGAGAAGTTCGTGAAGCTACAATTGCAATCAAGTCATATGGTGGAACGCTATTAGAAGCTTGCAAATTGAATGAAGAGTTAAAGGATGCAATGAGAGAGATTGTTGAACTTAATGAAATTGCCAAATGCAAGTTAAATAGCGATTACAACTTTACAGATACAGAAACAAAACGATTCCGCTATCAAGCGGTTTTTAATTTGGTTTATTACCAATAGTTAGGAGAATAATAAATGCCAAAAACAAAAAATGTTTCGGTTGCTAAGCCGAAAATCACTGGTGCAATTTACAGAGCACCACTAAAAACAGCATTACCAGCAGATGCAACTACCGCATTGAACGTAGCGTTTAAAGAACTTGGTTATGTTGGTGAAGATGGAGTTACAAACAATAACTCTGCTGATTCTGACAATATTAAATCATGGGGTGGTGCTGTTGTTGCGACAACACAAAAAGAAAAAAAGGATACATTCAAGTTTAAGTTAATTGAAGCATTAAATACGGATGTACTTGCTACTGTGTATGGTTCAGGAAATGTTTCAGGAACGCTAGCTACAGGAATTACGGTTTCTGCAAATGCAAAAGAACTAGACAGTGCTGAATATGTAATTGAAATCATCCTACGCAATGGCGTTGCAAAACGTATTGTCATTCCAGAAGGTAAAATCTCAGAAGTTGGAGAAATTACATATAAAGATGATGAGTTAATTGCATATGAAATTACAGTTACAGCATTACCAGATGATAACGGTAATACTCATTACGAATATATTAAGGAAACTGCTGCTTAAGGAGATTGATTATGGCAAAGACAATTAAGAAAACAATTGCTATTCAAAATGATGAAACTTTTAAAGGTGTAACAAGAACTGGTTTTAACTTTGCGATTCCAAAAGAAAACTTCAATGACGCAGAATTATTAGAAGTTCTAATGAAGGTTGATGATGGAGAAGAACACTACATCCTAAAGGCTGCAGGTATGCTTTTAGGTAAGGAGCAAAAAGCATCTTTATATGAACATTGCCGTAATAAAAATGGTAAGGTTCCAGCAGATAAAGTGATTGCAGAAATCGAAGACATTTTTAAAACATGTAAAGAAGTAAAAAAATAATTGCCCTTGCCAGGATGATCAAAACAGACCGTGATGCGTGGCTCTGTGATTTAGCAGAAACATATCATATTTTAGATATAACAGGGTTGTCGATTTTAACATTGGCAACCCTTTCTTTTGGTTTAAGGGAGGATTCACGCATCAAGATGTTGCTTTCGGATTCGAATGTACAAGTGGATAAGTTAATGATGGCAATGATGATAGATAGATTGTCGTTACTATGGTGGGCCAAAACCAAAGATGGTTCAAAAGGTGTCAATCCACCAAGCATGCTAGTAGATAAATTGATGGGGACTAAGAATGATGAAGTTAATAGATTCTCGTCTATCGAAGAATTCAAATCTGAATGGAACAGAATAGCAGGAGGAGAAACGAATGAGTAATTTAGGCTCTGCGTTTGTGCAGATTGTACCTTCTGCGGAAGGTATTACGGGTTCGATTGCAAATGTGCTAGGTGCTGAAGCAGATAGCGCTGGTAAGGCTACTGGATCGAGACTAGTCGATACAATTAAAGGGGTTATTGTTGCGGCTGGAATTGGTAAAGCCTTGATGGCATCTATCAATGAAGGCGCTGCTCTTCAACAATCTTTAGGTGGAATTGAAACTCTTTATAAAGGTTCTGCCGATAGGATGAAGCAATATGCGAACGATGCTTTCGTAACTACTGGATTAAGCGCAAATGCATATATGGAAAATGTGACTGGCTTTAGTGCCAGTTTACTATCGTCATTAAAGGGCGATACAGAAGCAGCTGCTGAAGCTGCTAATACAGCAATGATTGATATGGCTGATAACTCTAATAAAATGGGTACATCGATGGAATCTATCCAGATGGCTTATCAAGGATTTGCGAAACAAAACTACACCATGTTGGATAACCTGAAACTTGGATATGGTGGTACAAAGACTGAGATGGAGCGTCTATTAAAAGATGCTCAGAAAATAACTGGGGTTAAGTATGACATCAACAACCTAGCAGATGTATATTCTGCAATTCACGTTATTCAAAGTGAACTGGACATTACAGGAACTACTGCTAAAGAAGCAAGTACAACATTTACTGGATCATTTGCTGCGATGAAGGCTGCAGCACTTAATGTTATTGGTGGTCTATCGCTAGGGCAGGATATTACACCAGCTTTAGAAGGACTTGCATCAACTGTTGCTACTTTCTTGTTTGGTAATTTTATACCGATGTTAACTAATGTCCTTACTGGATTGCCATCAATGATTGTAACTTTCTTGAAGACGGCAGGACCGATTTTCATTGAGAACGGAGCAAAGTTAGTTACTAATTTAATCGAAGGAATAACGACTGGATATCCTGAGTTTATTGCTGGCTTTGCAGAACTTTTAGAAAATATACCTCCAGTTATAGAATCGAACTTTCCAGCACTTATTGAAAATGGCGTTGCATTAATTTCTAACTTTGCGAATGGAATTATTCAAAAGATTCCAGATTTATTAAATGATTTTAACTACATTCTGATTGATATCTTTGCAATCATTACTGACTATCTGCCAATCATGTTAGAAGGTGGTGCAGATATTCTTCTGAACATCTTACAGGGGCTTGTCGATAATCTTCCACAATTAGTGGAAGGATTTAATACATTAATTGACTCAACTGTAATGTTTTTAAAAGATAACTTACCTAAGTTCTTGGAAAAGGGTGTTGAAATCATCTTGAAATTAGCAAACGGTATTTTGAAAAATCTACCTACTATATTAGGAGCGATTGGTTCTATTATTGGGCATTTGATAAAAGCGATTGTAGAGAATCTTCCACAATTATTAGCGCTAGGTTTTGAGTTAATAGGGAAGTTAGCAAAAGGTTTTCTTGAAGCACTACCAAATGTTTTATCTGCAATGGCTTCATTAGTTTCAAGTATATGGGATTCTGTAAGTGGTATTGATTTATGGTCTGCTGGTTCTGCAATTATTAATGGTTTCTTAGGTGGTTTGAAGTCTGCCTTTGAAGGTGTGAAGAACTTTGTTGGCGGAATTGCATCATGGATTGCTAACCATAAAGGACCGCTTAGCTATGATAGAAGATTGTTGATACCTGCAGGTAACGCAATTATGCAAGGACTTAACAGTGGATTGAAAACGTCTTTTAAAGATGTTAAATCAACAGTTAGCGATATGGGTGGAAGTATTTCTGAAATGATGAATGGTTCATTAGGAAATAGTATTCAGTCAGATTTTTTAATGAATGCAAGAGTTAATGGAAATCAATTGGGTGCTATTGCTAGTCAGAATAACATGGGTGCTCAACTTGGTGGTGTAACGATCAATATTAATGGCTATAACAGAGATGAAAAGGAATTGGCAGAACGAATTAAAGATGAACTTCTAAATGAAGAACGTAGAAAGGAGATGGCTTTCAATGGCTGATACATTTTTATTTGGTGGGCGAAAGTCGTCTGCTTTTTCTACCTATGTAGCTGATAGTGATGGGTGGAATTCTGCAGCAAGAAGAATAGATGCGATTAATGTACCAGGAAGAAATGGCACGTTAACACCGATCAACAGTAATTCGTTTGAAAACGTCCAAATAACATATCTTTGCTATTTGAAGAACGAAATGCGAACTAAACTAAATGATTTGGTTGGATGGCTTAATAGTCATGCTGGTTATCAAAGGCTAGAAGATACATTTCATCCAGAGTATTTTAGATTAGCTAGATATAACGGTTCTTTCGAAGTGATGTCGAAAGATAAACTAACTGCAGCATTCAATGTAGTTTTTGATTGTATGCCACAAAAATTTCTCAAGAGTGGTGAACAAATTACAACATTAAAGACTTCAGGATCAATTACAAATCCAACCAATTACATCGCTAAACCGATTATCAAAATATATGGTACAGGTGTTGTTAAAATTGGTTCTGCTGCTATTAAGATTGTTAAACCAGGGAATGCATTTATTGAATTTGATTGTGACTTATTAAACGCATATGAGGGTTCGGACAATCGAAACAGTAATGTTGAATTGATAGGAGAGCCTGCTCTTTTACCAAATACAACAAACGGAATAACGCTTGGTAATGGGATTACTAAGGTCGAAATCAAACCAAGGTGGTACACAATATGAAACCGATTTTGTATGAGTCTTCAGAAAAACAATTTACGACAAATGGCATTGGCACACTTGCTGATGCCATTTCTTGTACTGTTGTCGAAGAAAGAAATGGTTCCTATGAACTAGAGATGGAGTATCCTCTTGGTGGCGTTCATTATGATGAAATTAGAAACAATCGAATTATTTTAGCGATGCCAAGTGATGGCCAAAAAACACAGCCTTTTAGAATTTTTAAAATCACTCGCCCAATTGGCGGAGTTGTAAAAATTTATGCTGTGCATCTAAGCTATGATTTATCTGGAATCCCTGTAGCTCCATTTAGTGCAAATGATTGTCCATCTGCTTTGAATGGACTGAAATCTAATTCGATGATTGCTAATCCTTTTGAAGTATGGACAGATATTTCCGGAAGTGGGAAATATAGGCAAAATAGTCCTGCTTCATTTAGAAGTCGTTTAGCAGGAACTGATGGTTCTATTCTTGATTCCTTTGGGAAAGGTGCAGAACTTGAGTTTGATAGATTAACTGTTAAAGTTCATCAAAACCGAGGAAGAGATAATGGGGTTACGATTCGATATGGGAAGAATTTGACAGATTTAAAGCAACAAGAATCAATTGAGAATGTAAGAACTGGCGTGATTGCTTACTGGTACAAAGAAGAAAACAATACACAAGATGTAATTGTTGGTGAGATTCAATACCTAGAAAATCATGCTGACTATCCAAAGGAAAATATCCACGTTTTAGATTGCTCTGCAGACTTCGAAAAGAAGCCTGATAAGCAGCAACTAAATACACGTGCAAAGCAATATATTAAGGCGAACAATATTGGAGTTCCGAAGGTATCAATTGATGTATCGTTTATCCAGTTATGGCAAACAGAGGAATACAAAAACATAGTCTCACTTGAAAGAGTAAGTCTATGCGATACCGTCCATGTTATATTTGACAAACTAGGTGTAAATGCTGTTGCGAAAGTGATTAAAACAGAATTCGACGTTTTAAATGAGCGCTATATAAAGATTACACTTGGTGAAGTAAGACGTTCATTTGGAGAAGCAATCAGAGAAGCTACCAAATCAACGATTCAACCACTTGTGAAATCAATGGTCAATATCGCAGTTAGTAACGCTACTGCTAACATTAGTGGATTTAGTGGGTATGTCACAAAAGTAACTGATGCAAACGGCAATTGGTCAGAGTTGGTTATCTCTGATAACGCAGACTATCAACAAGCAAGAAATGTATGGCGTTGGTCACAAGGTGGGCTAGGCTTTAGCTCTAACGGATATGCAGGACCATATACCACTGCGATAACTGCGGATGGACATATCAACGGAGCAATGATTACTGCAGGAACAATCAATGCTAATACTGTTAATGTTGGCAATAAAGTGCTGACTGAAACGCTGACAGAATTGGCAGACCGTCATACAGCAGCAGATGGACGCATGCGAGAATTGGCATCACGTATCGAGCAGAACACGGATAACATCGTTCTTAGTGTTACCCGCCAAGAGTACGAAGGCTATAAGGCGTTCATGCGAGCAATGCTTGACGAAAATGGTCTGCATGTTGGTGGAGAAGGCGAAGAAACACAAACAAGTATTAATGGACGTGGTGTAAAAGTAGTAGACACTAATGGAAAGGTGCTTGCGCAGTTCGATAAGCTGAACAATATTCTTGCATACTTGGCAGTTAGAGAATTTCTGAGTGTTGGATCTCATCGATTAGAAGCGAAACTTGATGAAATTGAAATCACAGAATTTGCAAACGGTAATATTAAAACCGGACAAGTTGATTGTACGTATATGTACTGGATTGGAGATGTTGATTAATGGTGTTATTAAGTGAAAACTGGAAAGTTGTTTCTGAAGCCACACGTACACCTGGTGCAGCAAATGTAACTTATCAATTATTTGCACGTATTAATCCGCAATATCATAGTATTGAATTAAATAGGGACTATGTAGAAATCCAAGTTAGTTACACCATGAATTCTGGTTATATCTACTCTGGTTCTTGGACATTTAGTGCTACTGGATGCGATACAGTTACAGGTGGTGGTACGCTGAGTGGTAGCGGAACACTGATAAGCGGTGGATTTTGGAGTTATCATGATAACAATGGTAACTACTCAACAAGTATTAATGCTAATTTAAGTTTTTACTTTTCTTCTGCAGATGCATACTTAGATGGTTCTATTGAACTTCCTAATATTCCCCGAGCGAGTGTTCCTTCTTGGAAAAATGGAAAGAACCGTGTCAAGATGGATGGAACGGATACGATTACGTTAGTTCTTGACAAGAAGGTTCCTGCATATCGACATTCGCTCGTATGGGTGATTGGGAACAGTGGATATAAATGGTTGAATACCAACGATATTGATACGGAATATACTTTTAAACCAACTGAAGAAATGCTGAAATATTCGACTGACGGAAAATATATTTATGGATATTTAGGGGTCGGAACATATGCCAGTGGTGATCAAAATGCAAAGATGATTGGTTCAATGAATATCAGTTTTTTCATAGACCTTCCTGAAGAGAAGTACGGTCCTGTAATTAGTTCGGCAGTTGTAAAGGAAACTGGGAACACAAAGATTCATGAAGACAAAGTATTTAGGTACTTATCAAAAAAGAAGCTTACCATGCAAGCAGAAGTAAGAGGTTTTTCGACTGCGAAAAATGTGTATGTGATGCATAATAAACAGCAATACCCTATGGCGCTTAACAATGATACATATAGTGTTGATTTAGAAGGTATGGTTGATGGTGATGTACAGTTTGTAATAGAGGACAGTAGAGGCTTTAAAACAACGCAAGAATGGCACGGAACGTATGTTCCGTATTTCTATCCGACAATAACGGATTTGGTTACAACTAGAGATAATCCAACATCTAATCATGGATATATGGTTGCAAAAGGTAAATGGTACAATGGGCAGTCAAATAAATTAATTGCAATAACAGAACATTTGCCAAATGAAAGACTGAATACTGATGTGGTTGTAAACTCAAATGATTTCAACATCAATAAAGAGTTTAATGATCTAAATTATCAAAATAAATTTACATTCAAATTAACTATTACAGATTACTATGGACAATCTGTAATAAGAGAATACATTTTACCAGGAAGCCAATGGACAGCTTTATTTGGGAAGTTTACATCTCTTTTTAGAATGATTCACATTAAAAAAACTCCTAATGTACCATGTGGTATTTACAACGAAGGTGATTTATCAACGCTAGGTAGAACATACGCAAAAGGCGGACTTGCAATTGGCGGTGATGATACGTTTATCGTGAAAGAATTTACGGCTGACGTTCAAGCAATAAAAGGGCAACAGGCTGCATATATAAGTGTTCCTTACACTATTCCCGCTGGATATAAATTGCTTTGTTTCTATGACGCACACACTATTACATGGTGTATAACAACAATAAAGAATGTAAGTGCTAATGCAATTATGACACACGTATATAACTGGTCTACGCCAAACGATATAACACCAAAAAGTAAAGTTGTTGTTAGCGGACTGTTTGTTAAGTCTGCATAGAAAGGGAAATAATGCTTATAGATGGTTTAAAATTTACTGAAATCCCAAGTGGCAATAAAAGCGTTGTTACATTTCAACGTAAGGTGTTTGAAAACCTAAAGCCACTAATTGATAGTTTTGAAGTTGGTGTTATACATGAAATAAGTTTTGACGATGAAAACATCACACATAAAATGTACACAGAGCCTATGACGTTTTCTAAAAGCGATGATGGATATACAATCTCATTCATCTTATCTGATGTACCACAAAAAGACATTGATGCTAAAAACTTTAATGATGTGAAGCCATTAGTCAATGATTGCTTACAGACGGCAAGCGTTGAAGTTGTAAAGAAGTACATATCATTTCTGAATGTTTGGGCAGCTGGAACACGGTACAAAAAAGGGCAAAGGGTATCTTATAAAAACGTGCCGTATAGCGTTATATTAGACGTTACAGCAGAGGAAGCGAAAACGCCTGATGTATCAGAAAAACTGTACGAAAACATGCTGAAGAAAAAGCAAGAAATAAAGCCTTGGAATGAGAAAACAACCTATTCAAAAGGTGACTTAGTTATCGCGCGTGGAATTGTATTTATATCCAACATCAATAATAACAAGGGCAATGAGCCAGGCTTTGGCTCAACTTGGGATTATTACAAAGAAAAATAAATGTTGCTATTAAGCGAATGCCGGAAACAGTGTTCGCTTTTTAGATAGAAAGAAAGAGTACAAAGAAAAATGAGAATTTATAACGTACCTGATGTTAGCGAACATCAACCAAATTTTGACTTCACACCATATGCCGGCGGATATGCAATTCTGCGCGCTGGCGTGGCAAGTCGAGAAGACTATTCATTCCGCAGACACGTCGCGGAGTGTCAAAGATTAGGAATTACAATCGGCGTGTACTTCTATTCCTATGCATTAAATACAGCACAGGCAATCGAAGAAGCACAGCGCTTCTTATCCATCATTGATGGCGTTGATATTGGGCTTGGTGTATGGCTAGACATGGAAGATGCTGACTATTACAAAGTAAATAGCGGGGTTGCTATCACGCATGACAATATTGCTCCAATGTCACGTGCATTCTGCGACGTAATTGCTTCTGCTGGATACTACACCGGAATTTATACATCGCTATCTTGGCTTGGATACCTTGCACCTGAATGTGATCCATATGATAAGTGGGTAGCGGCTTGGGGAAACAATGATGGAAGTCATACGGTAGACACTTCCGCATACGGAACAATCCAACAGTACACTTCTAATTATGGAACACTAGACGAAAATGTTATCTTCGTTGATCCATCAATCTATCGTACTGGTGCAACAGCAGATAGACCGGATAACTATGCTCCGGCACCATCTGTTATTGCTCCTGAAGCACCGGACGT